GCCATTCTGGGCCATCCTAGGGCCTAGGGCCGTGAACCCTAGGCAACCGCCACCAATTGGATCCGCAGACCAACAGCCTGGCACACTTCTAAAAAATTAAGCAAAATCAAACAAATACAGACCCCCCATTATTCCATCATGTCCGCAGTAATATTACGCGATCTAAAAAAACCTTAAAACCTCAGCAATTCAGCCAAAAAAAGCAGGCCCAGAAATTCCGCGATCTAAAAAAACATTAAAACCTCAGCAATTCAGCCAAAAAAAGCAGGCCCAGAATATTCCATCATGTTCCGCGAATCATGACAATCGGGGCCCAGATGCTAAAAATCAGGCTTTCAGGAGCTAAAAAACAGGCTAAAAAGTAGAATAAAATCCTGTTTTATGCAGAAGCTGGCACGGTTTTAACCTAACAAATCAGGAAAAAATGCACTGCAGCCGAGATTTTTTTACCTTGGGCCAGTCATTTTGTAGAATATTTGACCCCCTTTTCGAGCCTCATTTTTCGCAAAACAAAAAGGAAATAGTCGCTTCGCGTCTCTATATTTAGTTAGCGGGTAGCCGTTATAGTGAGAGTAAAGGGTATGTTTCACGCAAACAATTCCATAAAAAAAGATATCGTGCTATAAAGGTCTTTTAACTTTTAGGGTCCCCTAATGAACCTTGATCCGTCAGACGTAGAAACCCAAGAATTACGCTTGAGCTTACGCCTCGCTCAACTTGAGAAAATCGAGGAGTCTCAGAAAAAATTTTTACCGTTTGTAAAATCAATGTGGCCTGATTTTATTGAAGGGACCCATCATCGTTTGATTGCTGAAAAGCTTGAGCGGATTGCTTCGGGCGAGTTAAAGAGGTTGATTGTCAATATGCCTCCGAGACACACTAAATCTGAATTTGCGTCTTTTTTGTTCCCTGCTTGGATGATTGGGATAAAGCCTTCGATGAAGATTATACAGGCGACACACACCACCGAGCTTGCGGTAAACTTTGGTCGTAAGGTCAAGAACCTTTTGGAGACGGAGGAGTACAAGGAGATATTTCCGGATACGAAGTTAGCGATTGACAGTAAGGCCTCTGGACGGTGGGACACGAACAAAGGTGGGATGTATTATGCTGTTGGTGTGGGATCGAACTTAGCGGGTCGTGGTGCGGATTTATTGGTTATTGATGACCCTCACTCGGAGCAGACGGCGATGTCGGCTTCTGGGTTTGAGGCGGCGTGGGAGTGGTACACAGGGGGCCCCCGTCAGAGGCTCCAGCCGGGAGGTGCGATTGTTCTGGTTCAGACACGCTGGTCCGAGAAGGATTTGACGGGTAATTTAATGCGTGCACAGATGAAGGATAAGAAAGCGGATCAGTGGGAGGTTTTGGAGTTGCCTGCGATTATGCCGTCTGGAAATCCGTGCTGGCCGGAGTATTGGGCGTTGGAGGAATTGCTGTCGGTGAAGTTTTCGGTTCCGGCGTACAAGTGGAACGCTCAGTACCAGCAGGACCCGACTTCTGAGGAGCTGTCGATTTTGAAACGTGAGTGGTGGCAGAAGTGGACTTCACCTGAGATGCCTGAGTTACAGTATGTGATACAGAGTTATGACACGGCGTTTACGAAAAAGGAAACAGCGGATTTCAGTGCGATAACAACGTGGGGTGTTTTTTCTCCCAAGGCTTATGGTCCATCGGCCTTGATTCTTCTGGACAGCAAGAAGGGGCGGTGGGACTTTCCTGAATTGAAGGAGGTTGCGTTGGCTCAGTATCAATACTGGGAACCGGAGACGGTGATTATTGAAGCGAAGGCGAGTGGTATGCCCTTGACCCACGAACTACGGAACATGGGTATTCCTGTTGTCAACTTTACACCGAGCCGTGGAAACGATAAACTAAGTCGTGTTCATAGTATATCGCCTCTTTTTGAAGCGGGAATGATATGGTATCCTGACGAGAAGTGGGCGGAAGAGGTGATTGAGGAGTGTGCGGCATTTCCCAATGGACAGAATGATGACTTGGTGGATTCCACGACACAGGCGTTGATGCGTTATCGTCAGGGGAACTTTGTTCAGATACCGACTGATGATTGGGAAGAGGACACGGGAGATTTGAAGGTGGTTTCATATTATGGGTGAAAGACACGATACAGAAAGGCCTTTTTTTGCCAGTCCGGCAGAAGAACTTGCTTATGTTGAGCAGCAAATGGAACGTGCAAACGAAGAAATGATTCAAAGGCGATTATTAAAGAATCCACCTTCTACAGGGACTCCTTTGGTTGATTTTATGTATCAAAATAATAAAGCAGACGAAGTTGTTTCGTATTTAGCGGATACAGCAGAAGACCCTAAGATTAGGGACATAGCTAAAATCATTGCTCCGGGACTTCGTTACACTAAAGTAAGACCAGAAACCGAAGTGGACAATTATTCCGGAGTTTATAAGTATAAACCTTTTGCCAAATATCTTTCCGACAAACTTTATCAAGAGCCTACTGTTTTACACAATCTTATTAAAATTAATCTACCAATGATTAAACTTAGGACGTTAATGGAACAAGATAGGGTGCCTACGAGCGGCACTATGCAAGACGCTATTAAAAAAGTGCTTCCTGACGATAAAGTTTACAAAAGAGAACTGGAAAACACCTTGCTTCACGAAGCGTTGCATGGTTTTTTTGATAATAATTTAGGTGACTGGGACTTTACTTCTATAGCTAGGGCTTTACGGAATCCAAGGGTAGTTGCTGGAGAAACTGAGCCAAGAAAAGGTATGTCAAGGTCCAGAGCATTTGAAATAGCTAGTGATGTACAAAAAGCTTCATTGCAAGCCGCAGAAGTTATTCACGACAACTATAAAAAAGCAGAAAAAAAGGGACCAGCAGAATTAAAAAAATTTACAGAAAAAACAGGAATAGATGATACTGTTTTAAACAGAATAAACACTGCTTCTCATGCTTTTATTTATTCTTTAATAGATCCTAAAATAAGAGAAATTCTTTCAAAAGAAAAAATTAAAGTAAGTCTAAGCTCACGCGATGGTGGTCTTGATCGTTATTTACAAGAGTATTCAACAAAAAGAAGACCTTTTCCTTTTTCTGAAACTTCTTACGAAAGAGAATTAAAAAAACAAGCAAAGTCGTATAAAAAAGCAGAGGTTCCTTTTCTTGATTTTGTGGATGTTATCGCACAGCCTTTGTTAAAAAGCACTCTCTTTGAAGCACAGGCAAAAGTTCCTCTTCCACCAAGAAAACCCCCTGTTTCACAACAATACAACAAAGGAGGCTCTGTGTACAATAAAGGTATTGGTCGTCTTGTTTACAAACTCCAAGACGGAGGAGGGTCCCCTCCAGACGACCCTAATAAAAGGAGAAATCTTCCAACTGTTCAGGACAGAGGAAGATTTAAAACACCAAAAATAGATCTTGGTTCTATTTTAAAGACAGGGGGTCGTGTATTAACACGCCTTAATCCTTTGTTTGATCTTCTTCAATCTAAACAATTGGCTGATGCAACATTAAAAGAAGAGAATATTGCAAACGATAATACAAAAGAACCTGAATTACTGGGGAACATAGAGGAAAGATACGGCGACCTTCCTATGGGTTATGTGGACTATAAAGACCAAGAGTCTAAAGTTGTTCGCATGACCCCACAAGAATACATTGACAAAGCCTTAGAAATGGCCAACCAGCCTCCGTATTCAGAGCAAGAGTACGCAGAGCCTTATGCAAAGGAAGACCTTATTACCGAGGAAAAACTTTTAGCGCCAAGGTACGATGATCGTCTGGAGGAGGTACGTCAAAAAATGCAGGATATTTTGTCGGGAAAGAGAACAGAACCTTTAGATGCAGGATATTTAGATTATAAAGAAGGGAGCCAGGAAGGGCTTAGAAGAGCAATGGCGGCTCGGGAGCTTAACGTAGATTCTATTCCCGTTGTTGAGATAAGGGAAACCCGGACCCCTGGTGAATTAAGAACCGCTAGACAATATAAGATGGGCTTTGATGATCTTGACTTTTACCACGGCACATTACAGGGCGATATAGAGGCTTTTGAAGGTCCGGAAAGTCCTCGTTTAGAAAATATTCTAAACGAACCTCAGACATTTTCGGATTTAAAACAAAAACGCTACAGTCAGACAGGGTATCATGGCCCCGGTATTTATATGACCACGGACCCGGAAGAAGCGTCCGAGCAATACGCAAATCCACAAGGCGATGATGTTGTATTAAAGCGGGAACAAATAAAGGACATAGTTTTACGAGAAATGGGGGCAGAACCCGCACAAGGGACAAAGGGGCTGAAGGCTGAAGATCGTTTTCCTACTGCTTCTGAAAATTTAATGAGATTAGCAGACAGGAAAGCAGATGAATTAATGGGAACATCTCCAACTGTTTTTCGTTTAAAAACCAGGCCAAACAATGTTGTCACGGTGCATGGACCACGGGTTTCTAATGAGTTGGCACAGCAGTTTCCAGAAACAACACTAAGAAGGCAGAATTTAAAAAATTCCATAGGAATTGCATTGAGAGATATTAGTCAAGAGCTTCAATACACTAAAGATAAAGGAAAATTTAATTTTCAAAGTGTTTTGAACAAAATTATGAATGAAATTGATTTGTTTGTGGAGGAAGAAAATGGGTCAGAGGTTGTTTCTTCTGGAGATGTAGAAGAGGTTCTACGGACGTTAGATGAACCTTTTGTATTCCCTGAACAGCTTGTTCAAAATGTTTATACTATTATGGGGTATGATGCAGTTGACTTAGTAGAGCCTTCCTTTAAACTAAACGAGAACAAACCTGTAGTGCACAGGGTTATTTTTGATCCAGAAAAAGTAAGGTCTGCTTTTGCTAAATTTGATCCATTAAAAAAAGATGAACCAGGTTTAAGTATGAAAAAAGGTGGGGTTGTTCCACGTGAAACACGGCCCACGGTTTTTGCTACAGGAATACCAACAGCATTAAGGAAGGGAATGTAATGCACGAATTTAACAATAGACTACAAGAGAATTTTCCAGATGTATATGAAGAAGGGCTCTTAGTTGCCGATGGCTTTGAAAAAGCTTTTATAGGGGTTGGACGGCAGTTCAATAAACCTGTTGCTATTTATGATCGTCAAAAATGCATTAATATTTTGATAATGCGGGATGGTATGAGTATTGATGAAGCTGAAGAATATTTTGAGTACAATGTTCAAGGAGCGTATGTCGGAGAGGACACTCCTATTTTTATGGAAAAACTTCCAGAGACAAATGAGCGTCATTAGGGTATGATTCTCGATAGGAGGCTGTATGGCTGAAGAACCCGAAGAAATAGAAGAAATGATGGAAAGCGCGGCATCTTTGATGGACCGCGTACCACAAGGTTTGATGGAAGAAGACCTTCTTGAGGTAGAAGTCCCGGAAGACATGCAAATGCCTTCTATGGAAAACATTGAGATTATTCCTGAAGAAGACGGAGCGGTTGTTATTGATTTTGGAACAAATGAACAATATGGACCTCCGGAAGACTTTTATTCAAACTTAGCAGAGAACTTAGATGACAGTGAGCTTGCAGAAATTTCTAATCAACTTTTAGAAGAATACGAGAGCAATAAAGGGTCCCGAAGAGATTGGGAAGAAGCGTATTCTAAAGGGTTGGAGCTTTTAGGATTCACTTACGAGGAAAGAACGGAACCATTTGCAGGGGCAACCGGTGTAACGCATCCCCTTCTGGCTGAAGCCGCAACTCAGTTTCAAGCACAAGCTTTTAACGAGTTGCTCCCTGCAAGTGGCCCAGTCCGCACAGATGTGATGGGCGCGGTCACAAAAGAAAAAGAAGATCAGTCTCAGCGTGTACGTCAGTTTATGAATTACTACATTACAAATATAATGGAGGAATACACACCTGAACTGGATCAGATGTTGTTTTATTTACCGTTAGCGGGATCTACTTTTAAAAAAGTGTACTATGATTCTTCACTAGACCGTGCGGTAAGTAAGTTTGTACCTGCGGAGCATTTGGTTGTTCCGTATGAAGCAAATGATTTGGAAACATGTCCGAATATCACCCACGTTGTTCGTATGTCTATGAATGATTTGCGTAAAAAACAGATTGCTGGTTTTTATAGAGATATAGATGTTCTTCCAAGTCAGGCAGAATCAAACAGTTTAGTGGAAGAAATTGACAAAATTGACGGGGTAACCGCCTCAAATGTGGATTATGACTGCACTTTGCTGGAGGTTCACGTTGATTTAGACCTTAAAGGGTATGAAGACACGGATTCTGACGGTGAACCGACCGGGGTTAAGATCCCTTACATCGTGACAATCAGTCAAGACAACGGGAAAATACTGTCAATTCGCCGAAATTACGAAGAAAATGACAAAACATATAAGAAAATACAGTATTTTGTGCATTATAAGTTCCTTCCGGGCTTCGGGTTTTACGGATTAGGGTTAATTCACACGATTGGAGGGCTTTCACGCACGGCAACAGCTGCTTTACGGCAGTTAATTGATGCAGGAACGCTGTCAAACCTTCCAGCAGGGTTTAAAGCCCGTGGATTACGCATAAGAGACGATGAAAACCCCTTACAACCGGGTGAATTTAGAGATGTTGACGCTCCGGGCGGGGCAATTCGTGATTCTTTGATGCCTTTACCGTTTAAAGGGCCGGATTCTACGTTATTTCAGCTTTTAGGCTTTGTTGTACAGGCAGGACAGCGTTTTGCTACGATTACAGACCTTAAAGTTGGAGACGGGAACCAATCTGCTGCGGTAGGGACGACTATTGCTATGCTGGAACAGGGGTCAAGAGTGATGTCTGCTGTGCATAAACGACTTCATTATGCAATGCGGATTGAATTTAAGCTTTTGTCACGGGTTATGGCAGTGTATTTACCCCAAGAATACCCGTATACAGTGCAAGGCGGTGACGAAACAATTTATGCTAGAGATTTTGATGACCGTGTTGATATTATTCCTATATCTGACCCGAATATTTTTTCTCAGGCACAACGTATAACGCTTGCTCAAACTGAGATACAACTCGCTATGCAGGCTCCTGAAATACACAATATGTACGAAGTGTACAGAAGGATGTATGAGGCACTTAATGTCAGGGACATAGACAAGATATTAATACCACCAAGCACGACTGAAATGGTTCCAAAAGACGCAGCGCAGGAAAATATAGATACATTTTCTGGGACAGTTCTTAAGGCATTTGAAGGTCAGGACCATCAGGCGCATATTATAGCGCATATGATTTTTGGGGCAACGCCGATGGTTGCCCAGTTGCCTCGTATTGCAATGGACTTGCAGAAACATATTATGGAACATGTGCAGATACAGGGAACAGAGCAAGCTGCGGAAACCTACCAACAGCAAACAGGTGCGGCTCCAATGCAAGGTGAGCCTGTGTTTGAGGCGTTAAAGTCTCAGTTTATTGCTCAAGGAATGCAAAATCTAAAAGCAATTAACGCACAAGCTACGGGTCAGGACCAGCAACAACCCGACCCAGTTGTTGCATTAAAGCAACAAGAGCTTCAACTAAGAGCGCAGAAAGATCAGGCAGATACAGCAATCGACCAAGCTGAACTTAATCTTGAAGCACAGAAAGACGCTCGTAAGGCGCAGGAGTTTGATTTACGACAACAAAGTCAGATGGCTCAAACGCAACTTAAGATACAAGCGGCTTTTGAACGTGAACGATTACGACAACAACAAAAAGGAGGATAGTTATGTCCAGAGTTAAATACACAGGCACTAAGCCTACCAATCCACCAGAAGCAAAACCTTATTCTGAAATACAGGGCCAAGGTCAGATGCCTTATGCTCAAACTGTTGAAGAAGATGGTCCAGACACAATGGACGGCATAGTTACAAAAGGTAAAGCAAGAGGTATGGGCGGTGCTTTACGTGGCGGTAAATTTACGATTTGCTAGATGCCTTTAAAAACAGGTAAGAGCAAAAAGACTATTGAGGCGAATATAAGCCAGCTTGTAAAAGAGGGATACCCTCGGAAACAGGCGGTTGCTATTGCTTATAATCAAGCCAATAAAAAGAAGAAAAAGAAAAAGGTTGCCTAATGCTTATTGAAAGTTATCCCCAGTATATACAGGGGTTGACAAATGCAAAATTAGATTTGACAGGGACAGGAGCAACAACTTTGTATACAGCCCCCTCTACTGTTTCTTTTTCTGTTGTTAATTCTATTCTTGTCTCAGAGGACTCAGGAAACGCTGATACAATAACATTGACGCTTACAAACGGGTCTGATGTGTTTAGTTTGTTTAAGGTTGCGGCTGTTGGGGCGAATGGAACGGTAGAATTGTTAAGCAGGGATTTAGTCTTGCAACCAAGTGAAATTTTAAAAGCAACTGCAGCAACAGGTGGCAGGTTGCATGTCGTTGCCAGTATACAAGAGTTTGTTCAATCTGTTACTGGTCGGGTTCCGTGAATTGGTATGATGAAGAGTTATATGATGTTGTCAAAAGTTCTATAGAAAAACAAAAGGAAGAATTAGAACAACAAGAAAGGTTAATAAAAGAACAACAGAGTTTAATAAAACAATTAGAGAATGTTATTTTTTTAAAAAGAGAGGAAAAATGACTTGGTTTAAAAACATTAAAAATTTCTTTTTTGGTAAACCTTCAGGAGAAAGAGCCCGAGACGACAAGGGGCGATATATAGGGGATGACCCGACAACTCCTCATATAAATGAAGCATACCGAGATGGAAGAACGCCTGATGAATGAAAATATTCCCGATAAAAAAACGTATCAAAACAACAGGCGGTACATGGCGTGGGGTGCGTTAAGTTGCATGATAGTCAGTACATTGGCTGTGTGTTATGACCCGTTACGATTTGAATCAGCCGAGGCTATAATGATGATGATGTATGGGAGCTTATCTGCTCTTGTAGCCTCTTATTTTGGATTTAGTTCTAAGAGGTAAATATGGCAGTTAAAAAGAAAACAACTAAAAAGAAAAATACACCAAAAAACAAAGCGCTTTATGCAAGAGTAAAAGCGGAAGCTAAACGGAAATTTGATGTGTATCCCAGTGCATATGCTAATGCTTGGTTAGTTCGTACCTATAAGAAAAGAGGAGGTACATACGCTTAATGTCTAGGGCGCAAGGCGGTTTAACTAAATGGTTTAAAGAAGAGTGGGTGGATCTTGGACGCAAGAAAAAAGATGGCAGCTACGCTTCTTGTGGAAGGAAAAAAGCGTCTTTGAAGAGCAAAGGCTATCCTAAATGTGTTCCTAAATCAAAAGCCGCAAGAATGACTGAAGCAGAAAAGAAAAGTGCTGTAAAGCGTAAACGAGCTAAAACACAGGGGGTTGGTGGTAAACCAACAAATGTTAAAACTATCGCATCAAGAAAGAAAAAGAAAAAAAGGAGTAAAAGAGCATGAGCCTAACAGATGCAGAAAAAAACAGGCTGAAGAAAGTAGGTCTTACTGGCTTAAATAAACCAAAAAGAACTCCCGGTCACAAAACAAAAAAAGCTGTGGTAGCAGTTAGAGAGGATGATGGTGATATAAAAATAATACGTTTTGGAGCACAGGGTATGGGACATAATTACAGCCCAGAAGCCCGTAAATCTTTCAAGGCAAGACACGGTAAGAACATTAAGAAGGGTAAGACAAGTGCGGCTTTTTGGGCTAATAAAGTGTTTTGGTCAGGTAAAGGTGGTAGCAAAAAATCTCCCCCTAAATCTCAGAAACATAGGTTTGGTTGATGAAACCTTATGTATATAATTGCAAGCTCGTTAAGATTGTTGATGGAGATACCATTGATGTCGATATTGATTTAGGTTTCGGTGTATGTCTCAAGAAGCAACGCATAAGACTTGAGGGTATTAACGCACCTGAGAGTCGCACAAGGAATATGGCAGAGAAGAAGCTTGGACTTTTAGCGAAGTCAAGGTTATCCGCAATCCTCATGAGCGATTTCGTGGTAAAAACAACCCTAGATAAGAAGGGAAAGTTTGGTCGGATTATCGGCACACCTTATGTCGGTGATACAAATGTGTGTGAATTATTAGTCAAAGAAGGTCATGCCCGTGTGTATGACGGTGGCAAAAGGGAGTCTTGGACATGATATTTAGTGGAATAATAAATGCTGTTGGCGGTGTTGCCACAGCCTGGATGAATAACAAAGTCGAAGAAACTAAAGCTAAAGGTGAATTAAAAGTTGCTGTTGAGAAGCGTAAAACAAAAATGGCTACTGGAGAAATTGACTGGGATCAGACAATGGCAGAAGCCTCAAAAGACAGTCTTAAAGATGAGTGGATTCTAGCCCTGTGGTCTATACCCTTAATACTTTCCTTTACGGGAGAAACCGGGGTTCAAATCGTAATGGATGGATTTGAGGCACTTGATAAAGCACCAACGTGGTACACCGCAAGTCTGGGTGTTATAGTAGCGGCTAGTTATGGTGTAAGAAGTGCAGCTAAATTTTTTAAAAAATAGGAGATTATATGTCTGATTTAGAAAAACAAATTAGGAAAAAAACAATTTTAGAAGAATATGTTTTAGACAAAACAGATCTTGATGAAAAAGCTTTAAAAGCTATAGATGATGTTGAAAATTTTCTTAATGAAAGAAAAGATAGTATTGGATTTGTTTGGGATAAATTTAGAAAAACAGCTTACATTTTTATCTTTGCAGGAGCGATTTGTGGGTATATTATAAGTTTAATTTTACAAAGTCTTACATAGGAGGGACTAATTGGCATAAATACTATAGATACTTCTAGTTTTATATTAAAACTAATTAAAGAACGCCGTCAGATGATCTTAGAAGTATTAGAAAATAAAGGTGTTTCTAATATGGAAAAATACCATTCATTAATGGGAGAACTAGATGGCATAAATTTTATTAAACAGGAACTCCAGAGCCTGCTAGATAAACAGGAGCATATTGATGACTGAGGCTATACAAAAAATGGGTGAAACAACAGATTTACCCTCACATTACGTAAATAAAGATGATCGGGTTTTAGATCCGACTTTAATTGAAAAATCCGCTTTAGAAAGAATGCCAAATCCAACGGGATGGAGGATTCTTATTTTGCCGTATCGTGGCAAAGGAAAAACAGAAGGCGGTATTTACCTTCCAGATAAAGTGCAAGAAGAAACAAATATAGCAACCGTTGCAGGTTATGTATTAAAGGTAGGTCCTTTGGCTTATAAAGATAAAGAAAAGTTTCCGGATGGGGAATGGTGTAAAAAAGGTGATTGGGTTATTTTTGCCCGCTATGCAGGTTCCCGATTTAGAATTGAGGGTGGAGAAGTAAGAATTTTGAACGATGATGAAATTCTTTCGACAATTCTTGACCCAGAAGATATATTGCATTTTTAGGAGTAAAAAATGGCGAGAAAATCAACAGCAGAGCAATTAGCACAACAAGAGGAACCAACCGTAGATGTTGGGGACGAAGAAAAAGGGGTCGTTGTAGAAACAGAGACTCAAGAAACAGAAACAGTTGCCGAAGAAGAGCAGGGTTCTTTAGATTTAGTAGGTGGAAAGGGGGATAAACCCGAAAAAGCCGAAGAGGAAGAACAAACTGAATATACGGCTAATGTTCAAAAAAGAATAGATAAGCTAACAAAAAAAATGCGAGAAGCAGAGCGCAGAGAAAAAGCAGCCCTTCAATACGCAGAAAACGTAAAAGGTGAATCAGATCAATTAAGGACTCGAATGCAGTCTTTAGATGAAGGTTATTTGAAAGAATATACTAATCGTGTAGACGCTGAAGAGGGGTCTGCAGAACAAAGTTTAAGAGATGCTCTTAATTCAGGTGACGCTGAAGCTATTATAAAAGCGCAGAAACAATTATCGGAAGTTACTGTTTCTCGAGAAAGAATTAGACAAGCTAAAGCAGAGCAAGAAGCATATGAAAAACAAGTTGAAGCTTATAATAAACAGCAGCAACAACAACCAGGACAACCTTCTACTCAACAACCTGATCCAAAAGCGGAGAAATGGGCAGAGAAAAACGAATGGTTTGGAAATGATGATGCAATGACATACGCTGCTTTTGGTGTCCATAAAAAAATGGTTGAAGAAGAAGGATTTGACACTAAGTCTGATGAATACTACAATGAATTAGATAGACGTATGCGTGAAGAGTTTCCGCATAAGTTTTCAAACGGGGAAGCAACGAAAAAACCCGCTCAAACTGTTGCTTCAGTATCCCGCAATACCTCAAGTAAAGGGCGGGGCAAAAAGGTTAGACTCACCTCATCCCAAGTAGCGATAGCGAAAAAACTAGGTGTGCCGTTAGAAGAATACGCGAAATACGTGAAGGAGTAATACAGTGACTGATGCAAACCAAAAAGGGACTAAATCTGTTAGTCGCGCTTCTCGCGCACAAGACACAAGGGAGAAATCGGCTAGGCGTAAGCCGTGGACCCCACCCACTATGCTAGATGCACCCCCTGCACCAGAAGGTTATAAACACAGGTGGATAAGAGCAGAAGTTCGAGGATTTGATGATCGTAAGAACATTTCAGCTCGACTTCGAGAAGGATATGAACTTGTTCGACAAGATGAATATCCTGATTTTGAAGCTCCTGTTGTTGATTCAGGGAAGTATGAAGGTGTATTCGGCGTTGGTGGTTTGCTTCTTGCAAGAATACCGTTGGAAACAGTTCAGGAAAGGAGCGCTTATTTTGAAGAGCGTAGCCAAGACCAAATGACGGCTGTAGATAACGATATGCTTCGTGAGAACTCTCATTCATCTATGAGGTTCAGTAAACCTGAACGTCAAAGTCGTGTAACTTTTGGCGGTCAAAAGAAAGATTGACCGTCCTAAAATAGGAGTAAACTACTTATGGCTAATACAAGTACAGCCTATGGTTTAATTCCTGTAGGACTCGCAGGTTCAGCTACCAATTCAACAGGGGTAACTGAATATGAGATCGCTTCCGATAACACAAATGCCATTTATCATGGTGGTATTGTGGTTCCGTTGGCAGCAGGCGTAATTACTTTCGCCGGAGCTACTGATGGTGGAACAACTCAAGCCTTGGGTGTTCTTACAGGAGTTGAATACGTTGATTCTGGGACAAAAAAACCTACTTTTAAGAATTTTTGGCCCGGTTCTAACTCTGTGTCTGTTGACACAAATCACCCTGTCCGTGCTTTTGTAGCGGATAACCCTAATCAAATTTTTAAGGTAGCATCTGATGCTTCTTTAACTGATAGGGCAACCGCACTAGCAGGTGTTTTTGCAAATGCAAGTCTTGGTACTTCTGCAAGAACAGGTTCTGATACAACAGGACAATCTAACTCAGCATTAGGTGTTTCAACAATTGCTACTACGGCAACTCTTCCTTTAAGAATTGTTGGTATTGTAGATGATGAAGCAAACAACGATTTCACAGCAGCAGGTATTCCGTTGCTTGTTCGTCTTAATGCTCA